GAACAATGTACAGGTACTGCATCAAGTTATGCTCGTAAGTACGCTTTAAATGGCTTATTCTTGATTGATGAGACTGAATCAGACCCCGACTCAAAAGATAACTCAGATAGAAAAGAGACTAAACTTCCCGCCATTGACGCTAAGAGATTTCAAGCAGCAGTAACATCCATTTCAAACGGACAATACACTCGTGAGAAGCTCGAAGCATCATTCTCGTTAACTGATGGTCAAATTGATATTCTTAACGCTCTATGAAGACTCTCAAAATTAGGTGTTCAGCTATCGGTAAAATGATGGCTACACCTCGCTCTAAAGGCGAATTCTTATCTCAGACTGCTAAAACTTACATACACGAGTTAGTTCTTGAGCATAAATACGGCATCCGTAAGGAGTTTAGCTCACGTTACACGGACAAAGGCATCCAAGTTGAAGACGAATCTATCTCACTTGTAAACGATGTCTTAGACGTCAAATTTATTTACAAGAATGAGGAGTATTTTGAGAACGATTGGATAACTGGCACACCTGACGTAAACACGGAGGATGTATTGCTTGACGTTAAATCGTCTTGGGATGCTACTACCTTTCCGTTTTTTGATACCGAAATTCCTAACAAGGACTACTTTTATCAACTTCAAGGTTATATGTGGCTTACAGGAAAGCAACAATCAATGCTTTGTTATTGCCTTGTAGATACTCCACTTGAAATGGTAGAAGACGAAATCCGCAGAGCACATTGGAAACTGCACAAGATTGACGAGGACTTAGATTTGCGTGAAGAGGTAGAGAGTAAACATCAGTTTTCACACATACCTAAGAACCGAAGAGTCAAAGTTTTTTACGTACAAAAAGACGAACAAGTAATTGAGCAAATAAAAGAGAAGATTGAACTTGCTCGTGAGTATTATAACGCACTAATACAAATGCTATGAACCAAGAAGTAACCGACAAAGTAGTTTTAAGCGTGATGGCTAAGTATGCTGAACGCTCTGCAACAGGCCTAAAGAAATACGGAACAACATTAGAACGAGAAGACCTAACGCTTGAACAATGGATAAACCATTTACTCGAAGAATTGATGGATGCAACGCTTTATTTGAGCCGCATTAAGAAAGAAATTGAGCTACATTATGTCAAAGGCTTTAGCGATGGATACCGAGAAGCAAGTAAAAAACGAGTATAGGCGGAACTTCTCAATAGATATAGAACGCTGACGGCTCGGAAAGACGAGCACTTTTAACCTTTAAATAAGAATAAGATGACAGAAGATATAGGATGGGTATCTGCTTTAATTAAGTGTGACCTATGTAGTCATGAGTCATTGTCAGTACATCATGTATCTTGTGACCAATTAGAGTGTATTAATTGTGGGCATATGTCTCACTTTGAAGTATTAGAATATTATAACTAAATAAATCAGAATAAGATGACGGCAGTAGAATTTTTAGAAAGCGAAATGCAGAAATTGGTTTACATTGCTAAATCAAATAAAGTAAAATTTGATGAGTTATTTGAACAAGCCAAAGAAATGGAGAGGGAGCAGATAATGGATGCTTTTATTTTCTCAAAAGACCCTTTTGGTCTTTCTATTGGTAATAGCCACACAATTAAAAAAGCGGAAGACTACTATAACACAACCTTTAAATCAGAATAAGATGACAGCAGTAGAATGGTTAGTTGATAAATTAGACTTGAATGTTTTTGAATCAGATGAAGAAGTTGCAGATGTAATTGAACAAGCCAAAGAAATGGAGAAGCAAGAGAAGATTAAGATTTTAAAATCATTAGTGTATTCCGTTTGCATTGGAGATGATGTAGAAGATGTAGAAGAATGGCTAAAAGAACACGAACTAAATAAATCAGAATAAGATGAAACAACAAGAACAATGAAGATAGAAGTTAAATCACCAAGAATTCCTGATTATAATTTAGAATGTAGCTCAATGTATGAAGCACATACACATAAAGTATATAGAGAGGCAAATGGGTACCCTACAGAAATCTATGTTGATGGAATTGCACAAGACCATTTACCACATGATGCTATTCAACCCGATACTTATACAATTAAAACTAACTAAACAACAAGAACAATGAGTAAAGGAATATTCAAGGTTATTCCAATAGAGATATATTGTACAGAAATAGTAGTATCTATTGGACAGACAGATGACGAAATATTTGATGAGTGTAAAAAAAATTGGGAATTGGAAAAATATGAAGATGTAGTAATTTCTGCAGTTTCTTGTCAGGCCTTAGCCAATTGTTCCTACAACTCAAAGATGTTGATGATTCGATTTAAGGAAAATAAACCTAAGGACGGATTGATTGCACACGAAGCATTTCACGCAGCATTTCGCATACTTAACTCTATTGGCATCAATCCAAGTTATGAAACTGAGGAGGCTTATGCTTACTTGTTAGATTATATCGTTAATAAAATAAAAGAACAATGAAACTAAACAAAGAAGATAGACGAGAAGAAATGGCTGCTTATGGCACTATGGTTATTCTCGCAGTAGGTTTAATGCTAATAATCTACGCAATATTTTGTAACCTTAATTAATATATACAATGGAAAACAAAACAAACACGGGCGCAATTTTCAAGAACGACAAAAAAACGAGCGACAAGCACCCTGATTACAGAGGTAAAGTAAACGTAAACGGTAAAGAAATGGAAGTTGCCCTATGGGTAAAGCAAGGTAAAAACGGAAGTTTCTTCTCAGCAGCATTCTCTGAGCCTTACGTAGCACCTGAGAGAGCAATAACCGGAGATAGTATTGACGATGACCTACCCTTCTAATATGTACATTGACGATGACGCTTTAAGAAAGCAACTGAATCGCATCCTATTTGTGAAAACACGAAACCAAATAGTCCAAGAGATAAAATCAAGAGGACACAAGATGCACCAGTTTCAGTTGAACAACTTTCTAAACGGAAAAGACGTAACCTTATCAACCTTACACAAGATAGATAGATACGTTACACGAGAGATTTACTTAAACAATTTAGAGCCACTTTAATCGGTGGCTTTTTTAATATTCTTGCTTGATTAGAAATTAGTTTTATATTTGTTTAGAATTTAACCAATGGACAAACTACAAAAACTCGGACTAAACCATAAAGAATGGCTACTAATGGCCAAGAAAATGGGCATAGGAGAACTGTCTGAAGACATCGTACAAGAAACATACCTGAGAATCATACGTCTTAACTATATTGACGGAGTGGTAAAAGATGACGGTAGCTTAAACAAGTTTTATATGTGGCTTTCAATACGAGCAGTTCACGTAGATTATCTGAGGGCAAACCAAATGAACTTAGTATCACTCGATGAGGTCAAAGAATGTTATGACGAAGCTGACTTAGAAAAACACGAAGCCTACTCAAACATTTACGATAAGATAGAAGACGAGATTAGTAACTGGCATTGGTATGATCAAAAGCTATTCAACCTATACAAACAAGGACAACTCTCAATGAGAGACATAGCTAAGGACACTAACATCAGCTTAACATCAATATTCAACACAATTAAAAACTGCAAGGAGCGTTTAAGAGATAACGTAGGAGAAGACTACGAAGATTACAACAACCAAGATTATAACTTAATTTAAAAGAAATGGCAAAAACACGAACACCAAGAAAGAAAGCTCAAGGCTTAGGAGATACCATAGAGCAGATAACTGAAATTACAGGCATCAAGAAGTTAGTTGAGTTTGTAGCAGGAGAAGACTGCGGATGCAATGAGCGTAAGAAGAAACTTAATGAGTGGTTTCCATATCGTCAACCTGAGTGCTTAACTGAAGAGGAGTTTAACTGGCTTACGGAAACACGAATCCTTGAGCAACAAACATTCAAACCAAGTGAAGTAACAAGAGTAAGAGAGATATACTCAAGAGTAATGAAAGTAAGATTAGAACCAAGCAACTGCTCTTCTTGCTTTAGAGAGATAGTATTTAACCTAAGAAAGATTTACCAAGCATACGAAGCCTAATGAAAGTAGATAAAGTAAAAATTAGCGAGGTAAAGACAAACCCAAAGAACCCACGTCTAATTAAAGACGATAAATTCAAGAAGTTAGTCAAATCAATTCAAGAGTTCCCTCAAATGCTGGAGCTAAGACCAATTGTTGTGGATGAGAACAACATTGTACTTGGTGGAAATATGCGTTTAAAAGCCTGTAAGGAAGCAGGACTAAAAGAAGTTTATATTGTCAAAGCAGAGAACTTAACCGAGCTACAAAAAGACGAATTTATTGTAAAAGATAACGTAGGCTTTGGTGAATGGGATTGGGATATGTTAGCAAACGAATGGGACACTGAAAAGTTAGACGAATGGGGTTTAGATTTACCTGTTATTATGGAGGAACCAAGTTTAGACGAACTTATAGGAGAAGAAAAGAATAAACCTGCAACTATGAAAATTACGTTTAAAACTGTTGAACAATTACAGGAAGCAGAAAACGATATACAGGAATTAATTGATAGAAAATATAACGGAGCGTTTTATTCTGTAAGTGCAGGAGAAATATGAGATTAGAAATTGCATCAAATAAAGCAGTTAAATATGCTTGTTTAAATTTCCATTATGCCAAAGCAATTCCAAATGTAGGATTAGCTTACAATGTATTTAATAAAAATAATGAATGGTGTGGTGTGATTTGCTATGGAATAGGTGCAACAAATAATATTGCAGAACCTTATAATGTAAAACAAGGAGAAGTTATTGAATTAGTTAGAATGGCTTTAAATGGCAAACAAGATAGCACAACTAAAGCAATGGCAATTTCATTAAAATTAATCAAAAAAAATGCACCAAATGTAAAGTTAGTAGTTAGTTATGCAGATAGTGAACAAGGGCATTATGGT